TGTGCCGCTATTGAGAAGGAAGTAAAACAGGACTGGACTGAGGTGGAGAAGCCTTTTGATGCTTGTGCGATTACAATGAGCCAAGGGGAAGTTATGCACCACGTAGGTTTGTGGATTGCGGCGGATGGAGGAAAGGTGATGCATTGCTGGGGCAGAGACAAAGTCATTGCAGATACTGTAAGAGGGATTAGTCTTAAGGGTATCAAGCTTATGAAATTTTATCGTCACCGAGAATGGAAACAATAAGACCAAAGATGGGTTGGATCTTTGAGACGCTTAACTCGTTTGAGCCTCTCAACGTGGAGCGGCACCAGGTTCCGTGCGGCACGTTGGTCATGGATTGGGTAATAGCTCGCCATCCGGAGACCAAGGAATTTCCGTTGCCTACTATTTGCCTCTTTAACGGCCAGCCTCTCCTGCGTAAGGACTGGGACCGGCCTATCTGTGAGGGCGACGTCGTTAACTTTATAGCCATCCCTCAGGGCATCGAGATTATCATTGCCTTAGTCATCGTGATTATTGTTATGGTGCTGGTAGTGGTGTTGATGCCAGTTCCACCTCCACCTGGTGGTGGGCCGGAGTCCGACCCGGTGTATTCCGTCAAGGGACAGAGCAATGAGATACGCTTGGGAGAGCCCATCGAGGTTTGCTATGGACGAAACCGTATCTACCCCTCTCTCGCTTCCCGTCCCTTCTATCAATACACCGGCAACGACCAGTTCCAGCACTCGCTCTACTGCCTGGGGCAAGGGCAGTATGACATCGAAGCAATTCAGATAGGTGATGCAAGCATCTCCGACTACCAGGAGGTGGAGTATGAGATAATCCCTCCAGGAGGGTCCACCACGCTGTTTGCTACCAATGTCTATACCTCGCCGGAAGCGGGAGGCCACACCCTTCTAGCACCCAATGAGGAAGAATACGTGCCCGATGGCTGGGTAGGCCCCTTCCCCGTTTGCCCAGTGGGTTCGGAAACGGAGAAGATTGAGATTGACTTGGTATTTCCTAAGGGCATCTACTTGATGAATTCGGCGGGGCAGGTAGGCGGGTTGGCCATCACCGTGGAGGCGGAGAAGCGGCTGATAGACGATGCTGGAGCGCCGCTAGGAGACTACTCGGATTTAATGACGCCTTCTCCAATCTCCATCACAGGAAAGACCACCACTCCTCAGCGCAAGACTTACTCTACGGGAGTTTCAATAGGACGGTATGAAGTGAGGCTGCGGCGGACGGGAACGAAGAAGCTTTCCCCGCGTGCTGGCAATGACGTGGTGTGGGAAGGACTCAGGGCTTTCATCTCTTCCACGGAGGAGCATGACTTTGGCGATGTGACGCTGATAGCGGTGAAGATAAGGGCATCGAACAACCTGAATGCCAATACGCAGCAAAGGTTCAACGTCATTGCCACTCGCAAGCTTCCCTTGTATGAGTCGGGAGGGTTTACGGACCCGCAGCCTACCCGCTCGATTGTCTGGGCCCTCGTGGACATATTCCGCAGCCTGTATGGCGGGCGTTTGGAGGAGGGGTTCTTTGATTGGGATGTCTTGCTGGAATTGGACGCGCTCTACACTAGCCGGAACGAATACTTCGATTGGATATTCCGTGACGCGAGCACGGTGTGGGCCACGGCCCAGGCGGTAGCGAGGACGGGACGGGCGATTCCTTTGCTCTCCGGGTCCCTCATTACCATGAAGAGAGACGGCCCGCTAGACGTGCCGGTGGCTATGTTTAACCAAGAGAATATTGTCAGCGGTTCCTTCCAATGGGACGTCAAGCTCTGGGACTTGGACGAGTATGACAGCATTCAGATTGAATACACGGATCCTTCTACGGGCTACAAGCAAGAGCAGGTGGTAGCAATTCTGCCGGGAGGAACCGGGGACCATCCTGAAGATATCCGCTTGTCCGGAGTCCAAGACCGCACCCATGCCTACCACGCCGGCTTGTATATGATGGCTTGCAAGCGATACCTGCGTGAGAACATTACGTTCGACACTGGGATGGAGGGGTTCATTCCTACGTATGGCGATTTGATTGCCGTGTCGCATGACGTGCCTAGCTGGGGGCAGGCTGGGTATGTGGTAAACGCCGTGCGGGGAGAAGGAACACTCTACCACCTTTGGCTATCCGAACCGGTAATCTTTGCGGAAGATGTAGAGCACCAAATTCTATTACGCGGACGGACAGCAAATGTGATCGGTCCTTTAACAGCCATCAAAACTGAGGATGGTCAGCAAGTAGCGATTAACTCTCCTACGGAGATAGACTTCCTGTTGGACGGCACAACTGAGCCCATGCTCTTCCTGTTTGGTGTGTCGAACCAGATTACGAAGTATTTGAAAGTGATGAAGATAGAGCCGCAAGGGCAGGAGGTTATTAGAGTGAGCGCCGTAGCGGACATGCCTATCATCCACTCCTTTGACAGCTTGGTGCCACCGGCGTTGGGCTCCACATTCCTTCCTCCCTTGCCTCCAGACCTACCAATCATCACTGACCTTACTCTATCCCATTTGGACACTACTAGCACAACGATTTTTGATATCCAAGCTATCTGGACCTCCGCTTTTGGCGCCCAGAGCTATATCGTGCAGACCTCGCTGGACGGTGAAGACTGGCAAGCACAAGTAGAAACGGTCCGAGCATCAGTCCAGTTTCAGTTCTCATTTCCAGCGGAAGCGGAAGCTAGCAATGCCACTGGGTTTCTCTATGTGCGAGTGGCGGCACTGAACAGTGGTCAAGGGCCGTGGAAGGAAGGGTTTATTGACCTGATTACGAGCTCGGCTTGGGTCCTATTTGACGGAACTTGGAATGATAATGGAATGTGGGAGGATGAAGATGCTTGGGAGGATTAGGAGAAAATTATGATAGACCAAATTGCAAATCACGAAGGCGGCGACAATGTCCGTGCCAAACTTAACAGTGTCATCGATGCTGTGAACAACATGACCGGAACCTATGGAAGCATGTATGCCTATTCACTGGCGTCTGGGTTTGCTGTTACTGTTACTGTAGTTGATACCTGGTATCAGATAGCCAGCGGGGTGTCGCAGGGGACAGTGAGCGGGGTTACTTTCCAGAACGCCCGGGAATTGAAAATATTGACAGCCGGCACCTATCATATTATGTGGGCGTTGTCGCTAGAGGCGGGAGTCAACGCCCAGGAAGTTGAAGGAGGAATAATGATTGATGGGGTGATAAACACCTCCTTCTCCTCCCATAGCGACCTAGCAAATTCTGGGAAGTCGATGACTCTTTCCGGTAGTGGGATTATTGCCCTATCCGTGAATAAATTGGTAAGCTTGGCAGTATTGAACCATACGGCCGGGAACAATATTACGATTGACCATCTGACTCTATCCTTAGTCTGGATGGGCGCTTAGAATTCTTACTGACTCTCAACATACCCTTCCTGTCTATCCGTAGAAGAAAAGATTTGCGCCTTCCAGTTCCGTGTTGTATAGGTGAAATATGAAGTCGTATTCATTAGAACCAGTTCCGTGCTTAAGCTGTTTTGGAACAGGAAGGATTTTAAGTGCCGCTTGTCGACACCCGCTCTGCATTGAATGCGGTGGACGTGGTTACTTGGTGAAGAGCAACTCTAAGACCAAATGCCGTCAGAGTGCTCTTTCTTCAAGGCGAGCAGGTTTCTTCGAATATAGTCGGCTACTAGGGAGGACTTATCTTCCTTCAACCCATGCGTCCAAAGATAGTGGTAATAGGAGGCTGGGACTTCTTGCATGATGCGGGGTCCTTGCCTTTCGGGCCGTGTTGTCCGAAAGGGAAAGGGTCTAAGTCTTCTAGTTGTCTCATAATTCAATTACCTTCCCCGTCTCCAGCTCTTCGATGTGCGTCACTTGGATAATCTGCACACCTAGGTCTTTGGCTAGCCCTTCCAGCATGAAGCGGACATTCTCCCGGTATTGACTGCTTACAAACTTAAAGCCCTCGTCTATCACTACCACCTTGGCCAACCGGGGCCGGTGGAGCATGAGGCACGCCACCCGCAAGGCAAACGCGGCCACATCTATCATCCCTCCTCCACTGGAGGACAAAGGGTCCACGTCCAGCCCACGCCGGAGGAAGCGTAGGCTGGCTTCCGTGCGTCCTCGCTTGCGTTCAAACTGAATCTTGAATTCGTAAGGGTCGTCAAACACGGTGGACAAGCAGGAGGACACCACCTTGGAGATGCGCTCGTGCGCCTTCTGCTGGATGGCCTGGGCAATGAGCTGGAGAATTTCCTGGGCGTCCTGGGTGCAAGCGAGAGTGATATTGGCTTCAGCGAGTCCTTCCCTCTCCCGCCTCACGGCTGCTTCTAGTTGGGAAATACGGGAAGCAATTTGATTCACTTCCCTTTCTTCTTGGTCCAAGTTAATCATTATCTTCATGCTCCCAGAAGAATACCAAGTAGCCCACAGCTAGGGCAATGATGGCTCCGTGTAGAAGTTTTCCGTAAATAGTTAGGGCGTGGGAAGCCGTATAACCTAGGATGAACCCAAACGCGATAGCTCGGAAGGTGTTTCTCCGATGCTTGTATATCATAGGTGCCATTTCGTTTCGTAGTCCTTCATAGACTTCTCGAAGACAATCTGGGCCCTCTCCTCCTTGTTGGACAAGTCGGTGAGCATGGCTTTGGCCTCTTTGAGGTTGTCGCAATGGAATTCTTCTTCGAGACGTTTGAGCAGCTGGGCCAGGGCGCCTTCCGCGCGGTCCGCTTCGGACTTAGCCTCCTCCACGTCCCGCTTCAGTTTCCGATATTGTTCTTCTGTTATCATAATTTCATATGCAGGGTAATTCCACCCATATCGATTTGATTGTTCTTTCCACAAATGGCGCACTCACCCCATTCGTAAAGGATGTTGGCATCACTTAGTGTGCATCGGGCGCCACAGTAGATGCAAGTAAACTTAAAATGGACTTCGACTAGCTTAGGCCCGCCATACTGTCCGATAAGCCGCTCGGCAAATTGCATGAGTTCCACACGGGGCAGGTCGCCCGGACGATGCAGATAGGCAGGTGTTTCGTTCATGTTGCTAGGATAGGTTTGAACAGCATTTGGAATTCTGAATCATTCAGCACAATAA